AACGACAGCGCGGGTGCAGCGGTGGCATAGCGCCGGCCCAACCTGCCTGAACATCGGCGGTGGTTTGGTTGAGCGGCCCGCATTGCGGACAGGTGCGCTCATCACCCACAGCCTGCCAGCGCATTTTCTTGATGATTCGGCTATTTCGCCATGCGGCCCGGTTGCCCTCGGCATAGGCTCTAGTAATCTCCGTGGTCGCGATCATCTCGGCGCGCAGCCTGCCAAGCGCCGTCCTATCCAACTGTTGCACCAACTGGCGATAGCTCAAGTTATTGCGAATCCACTCACCAAAGATAGTACGCAGCGCATTCTCTGTCGTCTGCGTCATCGTGTCGAGTAATGCGTTAGCATAACCGTCGCCCAACCCTATCCCAAGCTGGCCGCCGCCTGTCACCCATTGCAAAGCGTTGACATTGATCATATCCCAGTCAACACCGGTCACGCTGACGGCCTTTGTCACGCCAAGCAGATATTCCACCTGGCGCTGGCCCACATCAGCGCCCAACAACACGCCATCGGTAAGCATGTCCACCAGGGCATCACGCACGATATTGCGATTATCGCGCCAGCGCTCAATGGCCTTATCTACCGTCACATTGCTTGTGGTGGTATTCTCTGGCGCTACTTTCAGCAACACCGTCTGAAACGCAACGTAAAGGCGCTTGGCGTGCTTGTTCTCTAGCGCCTCGCGTTCAGCGTCGCTACCATCCGCCCCCGGCATATCGTCGTCACGGGTAGCTTTCCCAGTCACGAAAAAATTTTCTTCAGGTGCGACCCCCTGGCGCACTTCGGCGTAGATGCTCTCTAATTCGCCTTGCGTGAGGTAGGCTGCTTTGAATGCTGACCAGTGGCGATCTGCCTTGCGCTTGAGCCACTTGCGATAGGCTTTAGCTTCCTGCTGGCGCATATCGTCGCCAACTTCTAAAGCCTGGTCGGGCGGCGCGTCCTGCGTCGGCTCATCTTGTGGCGCCATCAGTTGCCGGGGTTGCGCAACAGTGATGGTGTTTTCCGCTGGCAGTAAATCGGTCGGCAACCCCATCAGGGCAAACATCGCTTCTACCGGCACGCCCAGCGCCTTACCGGCGGCGATGGCCTCGAATTTGGCTTTATACTCTGATGGCGGCGGCTGTGGCAACGGTGGCAATCCCAGCCCCGCACGCGCCTCTTCACGCGTCACAATGCCAGCCGTAACCTGATACTGGTAGACTTGCGACAATTGTGTCTGTTGGCTACTCGTGTCCGGTTGAGCGGGTGCCGATTGCACCGGCTCTGACAATAATCGTTCACCGCGTCCATCGGCCAGTGGCATCAAGTTGTAATACGTCTGCCGCAACTCATCAATTGTTTGCAGTCGTTCAGCGGCGCTTTGCTCGGCTAATTGCATTCCACGATCAGCGATGCGCACGTCCTGGAACGTTCCGATAAGATTTTCGCCATAGAGAGGTAGAACATCATTCGTGATTTTCTCGGCAATGGCAACACACGCCGGCCATACACCATACTCCTTTAATGTCGCCTTGCCCGCTTTGCTGTTGGCCTCGGTGGCATTGACAGCCAGCACAGATGCCAGCCCAGGCGCGTAGATGCCAAAAATCTCTTCCTTGTTTTTCTCGCGTCCCGCCAAAAACTCCATATCGCGTTGCGACAACGCCATATTGATCCACTGGACGCCGCCTTTGCCGACATTGCGCAGCATCATCATTTGGCGACGCACGCCACCATGCTTGCTATTGACATCCGCCTTGATCTTCTCCCAGGCGTCGTTTTCGATGGCGTCAGCAAATGCCAGCGCCCCCGGCGCCTTCGCGTTATCCTTGTCGAAATAGTTAGTGTTCCACTTCTGCATCGCCATGTCACCAGTGGCAACAGTCGCCAAAGCCTCGATGGGCGACAACCCCCAAAACGGATTCGTGGGGTTGAATCGCCTAAAATGCACAACCTCGTGCGGCTGTAAAATAATTTCAGTTCCGTCATTTTCGTAGACATAGCCGCGAATGAACATGCGGCCATCGGGAATAGGCTTTACCATGTGCGTGGGAATCACCCAAATCTCGTCCGGTTCTGCTGTCTCGCTGGTCTTATTCAGCCACCAGAAGGCATTACCAGTAAGACGGTAATAACTGGCGGTAGCCTCCAAAAACTCAAAGCGCGACATTGACGGGTTGGGGTGGCGCAATCGCAACTCGAACGGGTGATTGACGATGTGTTCGGTTTTTTCCTGCTTCAACTCGGCAACATCGAACGCCGTCAGCGCAACGTCCTGCGCAACGACCGAGATCGCCATTTGCACCCAGGACAGCCGATTATACAACTCGCTCTGCGCCTGTGGCAGCGTCCGATCCGGAATGTTGTATTGCTCACTGTCCGCCATGACACGCAGCCAGTCCGCCTGCACACGGTCGTCGGCCTTGCGATACCCAAACCGCTCTGCAATTCTATCGATGATGCCCATACGCCGCCTTTTTTAATTGCTTGCCCGTTGGCAATGGCTCCATGCCCATCGCCTTGCGCCAGTATTGCGCCATGCTCATGGATAGCCGGTAGGCCGTCTCCGCGTCGCCGGCTGAAATCGCCACCATATCGCACGGTTGCCCGTCTATGCTGTGAATACGCATGACGCCGTTTGCGTCCACGCTTGCCTGTAGTGTAATAGTCTGCATTACGCTCCTACGCAAAATCAACCAGGGCCGCTGCATCAACAACTCTGAATATATGGTCAGGCGCCGCCGCCAAAACAAATCCGTCACCATCGTCCGGCGACCGCCCGCCATGCCGCTTGCGAAAAATGTCTTTATCCTCAAGCTTGCGCACCGTCCGCCCGGCCTTGCCAACAAACTCAAACAACCGGTCGGTAAGGTCTTCCTCTAGCAGTGGCGACGGATTGACAACGACATACCCTAGCAGTGTTTCGGCGGCTTCGGCGTACATTTCCGTTGCTAGATTGGCATACTTTTCTTCATTCCGTGGCAGTCCGCCAAAGTTTGCCTCGACCAATCGAATGGACTCAAACATCGCCTTAAAGGCAAGGTCGCGCCGCAACGGGTCAATGATGCCGCCCGCAAAGCCGCCCCCGCCATCAACACGCAGGTCAAGCTGCTTAACGCCCTGTGCCACTAACCACTCGCACAGGATGAACAGCGAATCACGATAAGCGTTGGTATCCTGCCCCTGAATGGCAGCGTGACGCCAGATGCGTCCATTGTGGCGACAATAGATCGTGCCGGCATCTGTACCATAGCGGGCAGCGTCAATGCCGATTCGTGCAACCTCTGGCTCAATTGACGTAGCTGGGCGCTTACAGGCCACCTCGTAACGCCCAGCCGTGACGAATGCCCGTTCGGACAAGTTAGCCGGCGCCACCCCTAGCACACGGAACATGCACTCCGCATCGGGCTTGTAAATCACACCTGGTCGCCACGGTAACTCAAACGTGTGGTGATCAGCGCTGTGTTCGGTCACAGTCTCGCAATGCTCACGCGTCATGTTCTCGACATACTCACGCCGCACGGCTCCCGGCACAATTTCCCGGTCGGCTAACACGTTGGGATGCCACACGCACGAGATCTGAAAGTTGGCTACATCGGGCCGGCTACGCTGCTTGTAAAACTTGCTGGTGCGCGTGCGGGGATTTGCCAGCATCAACACAATGGCAATACCGCCGCTTGTCATGGATTCGATGGCGTCGAACACGAAGTCAGCCACGCCTTCCGCCTCATCAACAATGAACATGAGGTACTTACCATGTTGGCCCTGTACCCGCTCCGTGCCTTTGCCGTGGTTGTCGCTGGTAGCACGCCCCTTAGCGAAGTGGTTGCCGCTCAGTTTTAGCTCTGGCACTTCCAGCACACGCCCAGGCAAAGCGGCAACACGCCGGTCGGTTCGGATCTCCTTCCAAAGTAGATCGTTGATCTGCTCATAGGATGGCGCAAAACTGTAAATGATAGCCGGCGGACAAGTGTCAAAGAAGTGGGAGAAGATACCAGAGGCGCATTTACTTTTACCTATGGTATGGCCTGCTTCAACCCGTATCCGGTTCTTAATCACCTGGCCGGGTGTCCAGTATTGCAACTGGTCAGCGGTACAGGTGCCTTGCTCGTAGTCGTAACGCTCATGTAGTTGGCGCAAAGCAAGCTCATACGCTTGCACCACCTCCACCTGGCCCGGGTGGTCAGCGTCACCGGCCCACGGATGCCAGCCGAGTTTATCGGTGATATAGCGCAGCGGCTTAAAGCGGTATTGCTCGAATCGATTTTTGCCGGATATGCCACGACGACGGCGCTCTTTTTCGATTTTCACCCGGAGCAATAAGTTATCCACGGCGCATCACCTGTTCTAACGATTCGCCCGCTTCTAGCCGGTCAAGTTGTTCGTCGGTAAGCTCAGACAGGTTGACGTTGAGATTCTGCTGCTTTACCGGCGCATCCAACCCCAGCAGCTTGCACCGGCGTTCGATGCAACTCATCACGCCAGCGAGAAAAGCGGGGTTGCCGTCGCGCTGCTCTCTCTCCATTGTCGCCCTGACAACGTTGGGCTTGCCGTCCTTGCTCTTGCCGTCGCTCTCCTGGCGCGCCCTGGTGCGTTCGTTTTTCGATTGCTCCCATGCAGCCCAATATTCCCGCTCTAAAATGTCCAAGCGCTCCAACTCGCGCTGCTTTGCCTCATTCATGTCCATGATGGACGATTCGCGCCAACGGGTTTGGATCAGCTTCAAGTCGTGATTGACTTGCCCCTGTGACACGCCAACCACCTCGGCAATATCGCGTTGCGTGCGGCCTTGCAAGTATAGGCGCGTGATCTGGACAAGATCTTCCTCACGCTGGAATGGTGTTCGTTTTCGTGCTGCCATAGGTTAGTCGATACGCTCTATATCAATACCCGGGAAAGCGTCGGTCATGCGTTGCAGGATGACGGCGCAATAGGCGGGCGAAATCTCCACGGCGCGACACTTTCGGTTAAGGTTCTGGCAGGCGACGATCTCCGGCGCTGTTCCGCCAAAAGGCACATAAACCACCCCGCCAGTAGAACAGCTTGATTTTATGGCACGCTCAATCATGGTGACTGGCTTAGGTGTCGCGTGTCCGTGCCGGTCATCGCCGGTAACACGCGGGAAATCCCACACGTCCGTCATGTTGTCATGCGCATTGTCGAAATAGGCACGGGTTGCGTAGAATTCCCGCTTGAGGTCGTCGTATTCCCGCTTGAAGGCGTTGCCACGGGCAGCGGCTTGCAACTTCTTGTATACGTCTTCCGGTGGAAAGTTCCATTGACTCTTCCCTGTCCAGTGGTCACGGCTCAAATCACTATGACCAACTACTCGTTTCATTGCGGGCACATCCCACCCCGCCCGTTTGCGTTCCTGTTCCAAGTATGCTCGTATCGGCTCCCAACCTTCCCAATAGTTGTCGGCATTGTTATTAAAACCTTGTTCGCCCAGCATAAAAAAGAGACAGCGCTCGGTAGCTGGTGCATAACTACGGAAATTTTCGCTGCTTATCCCCTGACCGTGGCCTTTATCCCAAACAATCTCATTGCGCAGCGTCAACCGTTCGCTATCCTTTAGCCCGCCCACATACCACAACCGCCACAGGTCTTCGGCATTGCCCCAAATGTACGCGCTGCCGTTATCCTCAATATGCGGACGGGCAGCCCGCCACCATGCCATTTGGAAGGCGTCTAGTTTTTCGCGGTACAAATTATCGTTGGCGATGCCGTCCTTTTCTTTGCCCATGCCATACGGCGGATCAGCATGGCACAAAACAGCCTTCTCCCCGCCCATCAGCCTTGCCACCGTTGCCGGGTCGGTGCAATCGCCGCAGATGATTCTATGCTCCCCAAGCGCCCACATCTGTCCAGGTTCTACGCCCCACTTCTGGCGCAGTTCCTCGGCTTTGTCGGTCTGCGGTTCGGCGTCAGCGCTGCCGGTTAAGGCGTCGTCAAAGCCGGTGAACAATTCTTTCATTTCATCGTCATTCCAAAACGGTGACAGGTCTAGCCCGTTTTGCATCGACGCTGAAAGTTCCTCTAGATCCCACTCAAGCCCAATTTCTCCGGCGCGATTGTCATAAATCGCCAACTTGCGCGCCATGCCGGTGTCATCGTTTAGGTCAAGGTCTTGGCGCTGCACAACTACCAGCTTTGTGCCATCAGTCGGCACGATCACCACATCGTCAGCACCGGCAATGTCTGCCCATGCCTCTAACGTTTTATTGCCGGCGATTATACGCCCATCCTTATCCACCACGATGGAACGCCCCGCGCCTGTCTCACGCAATGATGCTTCCACCATGCCGCGCCCGCGCTGCGTACCCTTGTTGGCGTTCTTTTTATCTGGTTTCAGGTCTGCAATATTCTTAATCTTTGTCATCATTCACCATTCTTGCAGGTGTAATAGTCTTGTCTAGGCAGAAAGTTGTGTTGCAACATGTACCGGTTTGTACTTGTTTCTGAACCCTTGTCGGTTATTGTTGCACGCTGCCTAGACACCAGCCGGTAACACCGACAAGGGTTTGTTTTCGTGCTGCCATATCAACCTTAAAGAAATCGACTTTTCTCACGAGTTTTGCCCCAAACTGTAGACAAGGGCGCTCCCTTGTGATATACTATCTACAGGAGGTACACAGATGCAAGTTCGTAAATCAATCAAGTTATCCGCCGACCTTTGGCGAAAGCTTGAAGCCATCGCCGCCGATGTCCAGGCCATTGCGCCACCTGGACAGGGAACCGGACAGCCGTCTTGGCGCTCACTGTTTAGCGAGATTGCAAAAGGCAATCTTATTGTTACACGAAAGGAACAAACTCATGACCAATCTCAAGACTCGAACCTATGAACTAGAGGACAGCGGCTGGAGCGTCAAAGGTTGCTCCATTGTCTACGCTCCTCGCGGTCAAGCTGGCGAATATGCCAAGCTTGCGACGAACCCTTATCGCGGATGCGGCCATGCCTGCGCTTATTGTTATGTTCCGAAGGTTCTAAAAATGGATCGCCCCACCTTCGACGCTGGCGCATTCCCTCGCACTGACTTTCTCGATGCCTTACGCAAGGACGCCCGCAAGTATCAGGCGCTTGGCATTACCGAACAAGTTATGCTCAGTTTTACCACTGACCCCTATCACCCCGGCAACAACTCGCTGACCCGTGACGTGTTGACCACGTTGCAGAGCTACGGACTTGGCGTCTGTACGCTGACCAAAGGTGGCAGTCGGTCGATTCGTGACATTGACATCTTTCGCCCTGACCGTGACGCCTTTGCATCTACCCTGACCACACTTGACGACGATTTTAGCCGCAAGTGGGAGCGGGGCGCCCAACTCCCCGGCGACCGTATTGCTACACTCAAGCGCTTCCATGACGCTGGGATCTTCACATGGGTCAGCCTGGAACCGACACTCAACACCGAATCCAGTTTGGCAATTATCGAACACACACACGAGTTTGTTGACCTGTACAAAATCGGTCGGGCCAACTACCTGCCCATGACCAACACAACCGATTGGGAAAGCTACACCTACCGCACTCTGGAACTGGTCAACCGACTTGGCGTCAAGCATTACATCAAGAAAGACTTGCAGCCATACTTGCCGAAGGGGTATTACAACCCCAAGTATATCAACCAGCATCACGGGGCATAATTGACCACGTTTGAAATAGGACATTCCCTTCTCTGCCACGGTAGCTAGATAAAGCCGTGGCAGAGAAACCTGAAAGCGCTGCCACCTTTTGCATAAAATCAGTCACCGTTTGCTCAAGCGCATCGTAATCACTTCTAGTCAACTGCCGCATTGATTCGCCATCAACCATATACATTTCGGCAAGGTTGCCCTTGCCGCGAAACTTCATGTTCATTCCGTTCCCATCGGTTAGCGATAGAACGAATGGCGTACTCTTTTTCCCTGCAATGGCATGAAAAAACATCTGAATTTCACGACCTGGACAACCTTCGTCATCAAAATCTACGTAGTCAAAATCTAAATGTTCATGCAGGTGTTTCTCAACAAAATCACTGGCACTCATAGAATAATCTACGTCGCCATGCTGATAAGCCTTGTCAACTGTGATTACTGTGGAAAAACGCCGGCGATACCAGGCTGCCAACTGACCTGCGCCACTAAACAAGTCTAGAGCCTTATGCCCGTGCGCTTTCCATGCGGCCTCAATACGATACGCCAGCTTAAAAGGCTCAACATCATGACCATCGCCAGCATTGTACAATCTACCAGATCGTGATATTTTATCGTTCGCTTCGGTATCA